ACATATTCAGGCGAGACTGGCGATCACGGAGATATCCACTTGACATTCCCAAATAACGTAGTTATTGGTATCAAGCGTGATGTAACCGTCTATCGTTTCTTCCAGCCACGTAAGGACTCAATCGAGTACACAATGTATACTCGTGTTGGCGTTCAAATCGAGCAGGCAGACGCATGGGTAGTTGTTAAAGACGTTAAGATTGCTTCCTAATTAATAGGATTTAGATCTGCTAAAAGCCCCCTGAATTAATTTTTGGGGGGCTTTTCATTTTAATTTAGTAATGCTATAATTGTTTAGAGTAGAAATAGGAGATATACATGTCATTTGAGACATTAAAAGTATCTGAACTAAAAAAGATTGCAGAAGATTTTGCAGTCGATACAGATGGTCTAAAAAATAAGGCCGACATTATTGCCGCCCTCGCAGAAGAAGGCGTGACTTGGTCTGTATATAACAAGACCATGGATAAGATGGAAGAAGAAGATATGCCAGTAGAAATCCTGCCAAAGTTTGATCCAAAGGCGGAACAACCAGAAAACACAGTATTAGTAAGAATGACTAGAGATAACTTTAGGTATGATATTATGGGATTTACGTTCACAAAAGAGCATCCATTTATTGCAATGAGTAATGAACAAGCGCAAGCAATTTTTGATAAGGAGGAGGGCTTTAGATTAGCAACTCCAAGAGAAGTCCAGGAGTACTACAACTAATCTACGCCTTTTAAATGGCAGAGATATTAATTAGATCACAATCTCCAATAACACATCAAGTGTTTTGGAACGGAGATGTGACAGTACCAGATTCAGCACCACTTGTATATCTTTATGATATAACTCAAGACCCAGCAATCAATCCTGCTATAAGCCCAACTCAACTATTAACTATGTTAACATCGGTTGCCGATGAAAACAATATAGGCTCTTACGTAGTAAATATTCCTTATCAATATACAGATAGAAATAGAACTTTACGTGTGAGATGGATTTATAATATTAGCGGAAATACTGTAACTAAAGACGACGAGGTATTTGTTGTAACGCCATATGTAGATTTTAATCATGTTCAAGATTTAGGATTTAGCATGGACTCTTCAGATCCAAATTATAAGTCTTATAAAGAGTTAATTAAATCCGAAAGATATGCAAGAAAACAGATAGAACAATATACTGGACAAAAATTTTACCTGTACGACGATTTGTATTTAGTTTATGGATATGATTCAGATACACTTCCAGTACCAGCAAAAATACATCAACTTCATGAGTTATATGCCAGAGACATTTTACTCTTAGATACAATTAATAATATAAATAACTGGAATTATCCAGTTGAAATATCTGAAACTGGATATGGAATTAAAATTAATAGAGCAAATCTTTTAGATAATACCGTATATACAGCAAATGGTATGGTTCCTCCAAGCATACATGACTATTCTGGAATATTCCAGTCTGGAGTTCCATATAAAGTTCAAGGAAGATTTGGATGGGAAAAGGTTCCAAATGCAGTAGAGTTAGCAGGGGTTGAGCTTATGAAAGATTACTTTGCTAAAGATACAGCTTGGAGAAATAAGTATATTAAAAACATTTCAACCTTTGACTGGGATTTTGAGTTTACATCAGATGCATATGCTGGAACTGGAAATGCTTATGCAGACAAGTTACTTGCTGATTATGTAATTGTAAGCAAGGTGGAAATAATCTAATGTTCGATCTCATAGACTCCGTCTTGTCTATGCAATTGGACGTTTACCGACAGTCTGAAATTCAAGACCCTGATACAGGAGCAATTGTTAGAGAATGGAATTATTATAAAACTGTTCCGTGTCACGTTAAAGGTGTTATTAGCAACTCTGCTACTACCCGCTCTAGCGATAAACAAATATTTTCAAACAAATATTTAAACGATCAGGTTATTCAAGTTAGGACTGCAGAGAAATTAACTGCAAGAGAAAAAGTTACAAACATCAGAGACTCTGAAGGTAACACTATCTGGAATGAAATTAATTATCCAAATGAAACTCCAACGGTATTTGAAGTTATGGGAACAACTCCAGTTACTGACCCATTTGGCAGAGTGATTGCATATAACTCATCTATGAAGAGATCGGAGAACCAGCAAATTGGACAATAGCGGAATGTTGGTTCAAGCGGCAAGCGGACTAGAAAGAATGATGTACGCAAATCAAAACGGACCTTTAAAAGATAGCACGGTAGCTCAGATATCAGCCTTTGTGTACTATGAGGCAGCAGTCATATCTAAACTAACAACTAATGCTCAATTTAAAGCATTATTCACAAGAACAATGTTTGATCAAATAAATACAGATTTTGGTAACTATATAGATGCATTAGCTAGATCAAAACCTAAGTCTTTACATCATGTATATGAATGGAAAAGATCTGGTAATAAAACAGCAAGATTATTTAAGTTAAATAAAATATCAGAAGACGGACTATCCTTTAGAATTAATTATGAATTTTTGCCTTCTAGATCTATGGTTCCTGCTCCAAGTGGAAGACGTAGACACATGTTTGTAAATAAAGCTTCGGTAATGGAAGCAGGCAAACCTTTGGTTATTAGACCTAAAAATGCAGAGCGACTAGTATTTGAAATTGATGGAGAAACAGTGTTTATGCCTAAAGGGAAATCAGTAACAGTTAGACGACCTGGTGGGTCTGCCTCAACGAATCAGTTTACTTTAGCACACTCAAGATTTTTTAGCGGTAACTTAGTTAATGCTTCAATCAAGAATTCTGGATTTCAAAGAATATTTAATTCAAGCATAACAAAAGCGCTTAGAGTCCCTAATAATATTAAAAAAGTACAATATTCATTTTCTGCAAATGCAATTAGGTCTCAGGCAGATGCAGCATTAGTAGCTTCGTTTGGAGGTGCAATGTGACAGCTGATTATAAATTAGATGCAATGTTAGAACTGCGTAAGTATTTATGGAAAGAATTATATACTCGTAATATATTTAATGAAGAGGACTACTGGTCAGATAATCTAAATGAGAATATTGTCCCAATTATTCCAGTACAGCAAGTAGCCGAAATGAATCAGTTCTTGAGCGGGAAGAAGCATATCGTCTACGACAAGGTTGGTCTATCATATGAGGATAACTGGTTGATTTGCTGTGAGCAGATAATGTTTACAATTTATTCAACCTCAGTATCAGAAATAAATGAGATCAGAAACTACATGACAGACGAATTCAGGAGAATGGACGAGTCAGCTAGAGATATAAACAAATGGACAGGTCTGTCAAACAAATTTAAATTCCATACTATATGGGTAGCAGATATATCCCCAACCGCTCCTTCAGAGGAGCTTCAGGGATTTTTTTCTGCAGAAGTCATACTTGAGATCAAATACTCCAGAATTACAGACAACACAGGCAGGTTCCTGTAGGGTTTGCCTTTTTACCTATTATAGAATAAACTTGTCCTAAGAGGAAAGAAGCCTAGCCAGCTTTTATTTAAGATTTTAAAATATATATATATTAAAATATAGGAGGTAACAAAACTATGGCACAATCCGTAGGTAATGCTAAAAATATTCTCGTTGGTGCATCTCCGTTGTTCTTGTCAACTATTGACGTTAACGACTCAGATTATATCACAAACGCAGAAGCAGGCGTAGCAATTGCATCAGGCGCAGGAACAGTCGGCGTCCCAGCATTTGCAACTGGCGTATCATACACATCAACACTAAACGCTGTTGATCAGGAGGCAGGAAAGTTTGGATACCGTAACGTTGGTTTTACTAACAACGGTCTTCAAATCACCTATAACCCAACATACGATTCAGTAACTGTAGACCAGTTGCTTGATACAGCTAAGCTGTTCAAGTCTGCGATGGAAGTTATGATTGCAACAGAAATGTCAGAAGGTACTCTCGAGAATATCGCAGCAGTATTTGGACAAGCAGCATCAACTCTTTCAACAACAGGAACTGGAACATCTAAGAAGGATACTCTAGGACTAGAGGCAGGTGCACTAGGTGCAGCTCCAACAGAGCGTCAACTAATTGCAGTTGGTCAAGCGCCAACAGCTTCTTCAACAACATCTGAGCGTGTATATTATGCACGTCGTGTATTGTCTGTACAACAGTCACAATTCTCACTTGCTCGTACAACCCCAACTACATTCCCAGTAACATTCCGTCTTCTACCAGACGCCAGCTATGCAGGCTCTGAGTACGGTAAGATTATTGACCGTGTATTGGTAGCATAATAATTTAATAAATCAATCAGGGGCCCTCGATTTTTCGAGGGCTTTCTGCTTGTATTAATAATGTCTATTTGTTATAATGAATACGAATAGATCCTAGGAGGACCTAAATTGGCAACAACAGTATATAACGTAGAAGAGGTACAGCTACAAAACGGACAGACCGTAAAGCTTAAGCCACTTTCAATTAAAGAACTTCGCAAGTTCATGATCGCAATTAAAAAGACTGGGGAGTCCCAGACAGAGGATGAAACACTTAACATCCTAATTGACGCTTGTGCAATTGCACTAGAAAAACAGTTACCAGAATTGGTAGCAGACAGAGAAGCATTTGAAGATGCAATCGATGTTCCAACTATGAACCGCATCCTTGAAGTTTGCGGAGGAATTAAACTTGACGACCCAAACCTACTAGCGGCAGCGGTTCTGGCTGGGCAGAACTAGACTTAGCCGCTTTAGAAGGAGAACTTTTTCTTTTAGGACATTGGAAGAATTACGATGAACTTGAAGAAAATTTATCAATGCCAGAACTTATAAATACTTTCCAGGCTTTGAAGAAAAAGGAACATGACGCAAGAAAGTTCCAAGCATCTTTAAAGGGAGTAGATATAGGAGAGTATCAAGAAAGCAGTAACAAAGGTTCTAGTTTTGAAGAAATAGAGTTGAGAGCAGCAGGAATACATGCTAATCCCAACGATGTTGTTTCACTACAAGGAAGATTCGCAGCTCAGGCTGGATTTGGAATTGGAGAAGGACTAGGATACGTTAAGGAGTAACCTGAATATAAATGGCTGACGAAACAATCAGTACACGAATAGTCGCTAATGCCGACTTCTCAGCTCTTATTGCAGATGTGCATAGAGTTACTGCCAGCCTATCAAAATTACAGCAAGAACTAGCTAGCTCAAACAAGATGCTGGCAAATCAAATTGCCGTAATGAATCGTTCATTTTCAGATACCCTTAGAAGTACTGGTCAATACTCCACACACTTTGTAAGTCTACAGTCAGATGTTGAAAAATTTGGTAAAAATCTTGATGGTGGAAAACTTAAATTAAATCAATACTTTAATACCTTTAGAGATCAAGCAAGAACATCTGGCGGTCTTATAAGAGATTTAGCAAAACAACAAGTAGCCCTACAGAACTCAATATTACAACCGCTAGGCAGAAACGCACAAGGACTTATGCAGTTCAATGTGCATGTTCCAAGAGGACTTGATGAAGTAAAAAATAAAACCGCCATAGCAAGACAAGAACTTCAAATAATGAATAAGGTAATCCAGGATGGCGCTGGACAACTTATTAACTGGGGTAAAAATACACAGTGGGCAGGTCGTCAGTTAACAGTAGGACTTACAGTACCATTAGTTGCTTTTGGCAAAGCGGCAGCCGATGCATTTAGACAAGCAGATCAAGAATTAGTTCGTTTAACTAAGGTTTATGGTGACGTTGCTGGAACATCCGCAGCAGAGCTTGGCAAAGTTAGAGACGATGTAACAAAAACTGCAAAAGAAATATCTGCAGCAATGGGAGTTTCGTTTAAAGAAACTATTGGGCTTGCAGCTGATATTGCAGCAACTGGTAAAACTGGAGATGAGTTATTAGGATCAATTAAAGAAACAACCAGACTTGCAGTACTTGGTGAAGTAGATAGACAAGAAGCTATGAAGGCTACTCTTGCAATTCAATCAGCATTTAAACAAAATACAGATGAGCTTTCTGAATCTATTAACTTCCTTAACGCAGTTGAAAACCAAACATCAACAACTCTTAACGATTTAGTAGAAGCAATTCCAAAAGCTGGTCCAGTAATTAAAGGATTGGGAGGAAGCGTACAAGACCTTGCTCTTTATTTAACAGCTATGCGTGAGGGTGGTATTAACGCAGCCGAAGGCGCTAATGCTCTAAAGTCAGCACTTGCTTCTTTAATTAACCCAACAGATGTTGCTGTAGGAAAATTTAAAGATTTAGGTATAGATTTATTAGGAATTGTAAATAACAATGCTGGTAATTTAACTGGAACTTTAATGACACTGCAAGCAGCATTAGATAATTTAGATCCACTTCAAAAACAACAGGCAATTGAACAGCTATTTGGTAAATTCCAATTTGCTAGATTGAATGCTTTATTTGAGAATTTAGGAAGACAGGGTAGCCAGACCTTGCAGGTGCTTGACCTTATGAAAGCATCTTCAGAAGATTTGGCGGCAGTAGCTGGTCGAGAGTTATCAGCAGTAACAGAATCAGCATCTGGTAAATACCGTAGAGCAATAGAAAGCTTAAGAGCATCTTTGGCTGAAGTTGGAGAACAATTTTTACAAATTAATACAGTCTTAATTCAGGTTATTGATAAAGTAATTCAATTTGCAAACAATTTGCCAGGTCCAGTAAAACAAGTTCTTGCCCTAGCAGGAGGATTTACAGCAGTAATTGGTCCAGTAATTATGTTAACTGGTGTACTTGCTAACTTCTTTGGATATATTCTAAAGGGAATATTCCACATGAAAGCATTCTTTAAAGGCGGAGAAGGATGGAAATATTTAACTCCAGAGATGCTTGCTGCAGAAAAAGCAGGTAAGTTAGTTGAACAATCTTTTTATAGCGATGCAAAAGCAGCGGCAGTATTAAAACAAGCATTAGGTAATTTAATTGATGAATTTTCAATATTAGAAGCAAAAGCAAAATCTGGTGCAATGAGTGTTAATCCAGCAGTATCTACAATGGCTGGAAATCTTGTTATGGCGGCAGGAGGACAAAGAGTAGTAGATCCTAATCATCCA